TTCTATCCGGCTCCTCACTATCAGGCTTATCAACGAATCCCATTACAATATCAGTAAACTCTTGTAGAGCTTTTGGGGAACTTAAAATCGATGATGGTGAGTTATTATCCAACGTACCATCGGCCGTAGCGTAAGCCTTTGCAATTGAACCATATTTGGTTGGCATTGATAATACTCTTATTTGATAATCTTTAGCAGTTACTGCTCTATTCTGAGAACCAAAGTTTGCCAATGCATTCTCTCTAATCTCATCAATAGTATCACCACCCTTACCACCAGTTGCAGGAACTTCGTTATCAACTGCTACGGAGTTTTTAGTTGCCGATACCAACGCTTGCTGATTATCATTGAATGATTGTAAATCTTCTTCAAAATCAATTGAGTTAATTACAGTAAGTGAACCTTTGGGTACATTAGAACTAATACCACCACCAACTAAATACTTAATAGTCATAGTTGTGTTTGATGGTGATGTTCCATATGTTTTTGTTTTCAGAAAGTTAGTTGGGTCAAATGATTCATTTAGCTTACTAATTGAATTAGGTAATCCTAATCCAACATTTTTTAAGTTTGGAATCAGTTGTTCATCGTTTGCCGTTGGGTCACCCGCTCCAAATTGAATAGTAGTTGTACTATCCCCATTTACCTTCTTAACAAATCTACGAGGTGTTTTTATTGTTTTAAGAATATAAGGTACAGTTGTTTTGAATTGATATAAATCAGGGTCATTTATTTCAGTATTTGGGTAATCCTCAAATACCATCTCCTGTCCTAAGTAAGGAACTTCATACCATTTATTTCCATTTGCATCCCTTACATCGTAAATATCAATTACATTAGTTTCACTAAGTTCGATAGTTTGAAATGATTCATATGAACCAAATTCAACTTCTTTAGTTACTACTTCAGCTGAAATAGCCTGAACATATTTCTTAACTAAGTAAAATGTAGTTTCACCACTTATACTATCAGTTTCATATATACTTATCTCTCTATCAGTATCATCCGAAAAATCAACAACATCTTTTGTTATAAACGTAGTATCTCCATTTGAAACTTGCATACCTTCTTTAATAGTAAGTAAATAAGTTTCATCATAAGTATTAGCACCAGCTATACCAATAGATGGAACTAATTGATAAACCGAAAGTGTTGTTACTGCGGGTGATGTTACCTTTGGTTGATATCCTAAATATTGTGAAAGTGCAATTACATTTTCAATATCTTCAGCATGAACCATTAAAGATTCCTTTAAGGTATCATCAACATAATATGATAAAGAATCACCAATATAAGATGCCATTTCAATGAACATCATACCTGGGGATGATTCATTAAAATCAGAATAAGTTTTTGGGAAATATGTTTTAGCAAACTCAATTAAGTTTCCTCTATATTGAGCAAAATCTTTATTAAGGTATTTTATATCCTTACCTCTATTCTTAAAGTTTTTATTTGTTTTAGTTATAGCCATATTCTTATCCCTGTGCTGTAAATGTTACTTCGTTTAAATCAGTATTATCACCAATTCTAAATTTAACTGAAACATTTATTCTATTATTATCTCTTAATGTATTGGATGAATCAACTAAAATTTCCTCAGCGGTTACATATGGTAACCATTGTTCTAAACTTTCATTTATAGTATCTTCAATTCTACCCTCAAAATCATCAACGTTTGGTTCAAATAATAATTCCTGCAATCCACTTCCGAATTCAGGTTGTAATATTCGTTCACCTTTTTTTGTTAATAGAAGATTTTTAATGTTAGATTTTACTTGTTCTGATGTTTGGAAAGTTTGAGAAAATGCGGTATTTGTAATTTGAATGGGCAAAGATATACCAATCGCATAATCATTGAATGATTGCGTATCCTTTATTATCTTACTACCTAATTCAACTGCCATAATTTATATTACATACCCGGCCTCCAAGGACCTTTTGATTTATCCCAAGCTTTTATTAACTCAGAGTTATCTCTATTTAAAATTCTATCCAATCCAGCTAACCCAGTTGTTACACCCAATCCTTGCTTTTTACCAACAGGTTGTACATCACCATATCCCATTTTATCAACGATACTTTGTTGTCCCAATGTATGAGTACTTTGTGTACCAAATTCCATAGTCCTTTCAGATACCTCAGTTGGTGCACCAGCATAGGTTGGTGTTTGTTGTATATTATCTAACACACTTTTTGTTGTATTTTCACTTATACTAAGTGGTTGAGTTTGATTTAGTATTTGATTTAATACTGGATTCTTACTCAACACTCTTTGAGGTTGGGTTGGTTGTATTGATTCTATAATAGGCTCATCCATAAATGTAGGTTGTGTTGGTACTATTTGCTTGGTTGGTTTTAAAGCTTCTCTTAGTTGTTTATTTTCCTTTAACAACTTTGCCATCTCTTTTTTAACACCTTCCTTTACCAACTTTGGTAGGACTGATTTAATCTCACCTTCTACAATAATTTGAATTGCCTTTACTAATTTATCAGTATTCATTTTATTATCTTTTATATTACTCTCCTTATAAATATTTAAATTAAGTATTTTCGATTTTTAATCACAGCAGCAACCATCATCTTCAAGTTGTTGTTGGAAGCTAGCTATATAAGCCTTTACATCAAATGAATCAACATTCATATCAGGCAATGATACATTTACCACATTTTGTAATGAAGTATTCCCATTTAGAAAATCAGTTTGAGTATTACCAACACCATCAGTTTGACCATCAGTTTGATTATTATCAGTTTCATTGGATTGACCATCTATGTTTGATGTGTATCCATCACTACCATCAGGTTGTTCAATTACAGGCGGTTCAGTTCCATCCTCAGATGGGAAGTTGATATTTGGTATTGGAATTATGGGTGGTACTAAGTAACCAGTCCAAGGAATAATACCAGGAGCGGGTATTGGTGTTGGTACCGATGGGTATAATGATGTGGTTTGTATAATACCACCTATTGAAAATAAGTGAACTAATGCGGCTATTATAAATAAATCTACCATTATTATTTGCTTACTCACAGGTTTAATTGGTGGATAAAGTGGCCATACGCCTACATTTACTACTACATTTGAGTTTACAACTAAATTTTGAATTGAACCAGGTGCGGGTATCAATGGTATTGGGAATGGTTTCATTTGAGCACCTGCCCAATATGCTTTTACACCATTACCAAATTCGTTTATTAATGAAAATTTATCAGATGGAGATGCCATTCCTTTTAGTAAAGCAATAGTAAATAAAGCTTCCATCAATTGTTTATTGCCAGTTTGAACTGATTCAAAATTTATGAAATCCTTACCACGCTTTACAGCTGCATCATATTCTTCAGCCCAAACTTTAGCTACTGTTTTAACTGTGTTGGAATTAATTACACCAGTCTTTCTTATTACATTTAGTTTGAATAGACCCCAAGACATTTATGATGTTTTATTTAAGTTACTCAACATAGTTTTGAGTGATGTCTTTACTTTTGTGAAAGATGCAACGTTAAGTGGAGGTGCTGATAATCCAGCTGGTGTTATATGAGTCATTACCTCAATAGCAGATATTAATTCAGTCATTAAATTAACTAAAGTTTCACCCTTAACCAATGATTCTAAGTTTTGGTCACCAATATTAACTTTACCATTACCAGTATTTAAGTTGATATCTCTATCGTTTGTTTTATAATTAGTATCACCATCCAATGTAACATCAATACCACCAGTGGCATCAATAGAAAATAAACTATCAGTTATGATACCAACATCTTTCTTTGATACTAATATCATTTCAGCTGCTTTAGCTGATAATACAATTCTATCTGAATTTAATACAATTTGATTTCCTTTTAATTCAGATGGGTAGTTTTTAAAAGATATATGTTCGTTTTCAGTTGGTAACGTATATGGTAATAAATGACTACGACTACCTAAAAATATAATGTTACCATCTTTATTTATATCTTCAATTGTTGTTTTACCAATTGGGGTTGCACGTGATTCACCATTTTCATCATTACGTATTGTAATGGTTGGGTATAGTTTTTGGTCTGGGTTATTATACCCACTAAATCGTATTGATTGACCAAATCTACTTTCAACAAAAGTATCACCCTCAAAAATACGTAATTTGTGTATATTTAAATCTGATTCAAAATACTCACCATAAGTATCAGTACTCACATTATCAGATTGTGTACTCCTACTTACTCCTGTTTTTTGAACTTTATTATAATCGGATGCATTTGTTTGATTAGGACCTTTATCTTTTGTAGTTGATTTAGATATGATATTAGAATCACCAGATACGTTTGGAGTTGCTGATGTTACTACTCTCTCATATTGCAATCCAACACCATCAACTCGTATAATTCGTACAACTTCGTTTTTTAGAGGTAAAGCAGTGTAATTACTATTATAGGGAATTGCTATTGGTAAATCATTTTCACTTTTTTCATTAGATGATTGTAATCTATATTGGATGGCTCCAATGTATTTGGCTTTTTCATTCTCAGGTATTTCCTTTATATCCAATAGTTCATCATCTATATCAAGTATGACTTTAAAAACAACACCAACACTACTTTTATCGTTAGGTCTAATATCAATTT